AGCGAGGAAACGAATTAAAAAGAATACCTGCATTTGGAACTTCTAAAGAGGGATTGGAAATAATGTACATAAAACCATATAGAGCAGGTTTTAAATATTATAGTCCTGTAGATTATCAAGGGGGAACACAATACGCAGAGCTTGAGGAGGAAATATCTAACTACCATTTAAACAACATACTAAACGGACTAGCACCAAGTATGTTAATCAACTTCAATAATGGAACTCCTGACCCAGAGCAAAGAGAAATGATAGAAAGAAGAATCTACGAAAAATTTAGTGGCTCTAGTAATGCAGGTAAATTTATTTTAGCGTTTAATGACAATTCAGAAACAGCAGCTACTATAGACCCTATCCAACTTAGTGATGCACATAATCAGTATCAGTTTCTAAGCGATGAGAGTTCTAAAAAGATTATGGTATCTCATAGGGTAGTAAGCCCTATGTTATTTGGTATTAAAGATTCTACAGGTCTTGGTAATAACGCTGACGAATTAAAGACAGCTTCTATCTTGTTTGACAACCTTGTAATTAAAGGCTTTCAAGGACTTTTAATAGACCACTTTGACCAAATACTAGCTTACAACGATATATCGCTTAATTTATACTTTAAAACGCTTCAGCCACTTGAATTTACAGACTTAGAGAATGTAGAAGATGAAGAAACTAAGGAAGAAGAAACAGGTGTTAAGTTAAGTAAAGAATCTAATAAGTTATTAGAAGAATTTATAGGCAAAGGTCAAAACGAAGAAGAACTACTTGAGAAGTATGACTTGATTGATGAAATGGATGTTGATTATGATTTAGAAGATGAGCTTGACCAAAAAATAGACGAACTAAACAACGAAGTAAAATTAGCAAGAGTAGGAAAAGCTGCACCCTATAAAGAGAGTGAGCAAGATGGGAAAAGTAAGAAAGAGGGTAAAGAAGATATTACTTATTTAGTAAGATACATGTACACAGCTTATTCGGCAGGTTATCAAACAAGAGAGGGTAGGTCAAGAGAGTTTTGTATAAAGATGATGAGAGCAAACAAAGTTTACAGAAAAGAAGATATTATAGCACTAGACAATGTGCCTGTAAATGCAGGTTTTGGTAAGAATGGTGCTGACACATATTCTGTATGGCTTTATAAAGGTGGTGCAAGATGTTCGCATAGGTGGACTAGAAAAATATATGCAAGAAAAGATGGTAGTAAATCTTTAGGAGATACTATAAGTACAAACAAAGCAATAAGTGATGGGTTTAAGCCTAAATCAAACCCTAACAAAGTATCTATAGCTCCTAGAAATATGCCTAGAAAGGGTTATACTGCTGCATATTGGAATAAAATGGGTTTTAAAAATTAATTATGGCAACAGTTTTATTTATATCGAGAACAGATTTAGTCAAGAATAGTATCATTGATGGTAATACTGATACTGATAAATTCATTCAGTTTATCAAGGTAGCGCAAGAAATAGAAATAAGAAACTACTTAGGAACTAAGCTATACGAAAAATTACAAAACGATATATCTGGCTCTGGTGTTACAGGTAATTATCAAACCTTACTAAACAAATATGTACAACCCATGTTAATTTGGTATGCACAAGCAGAGTATATACCTTATGCAGCATATCAAATAAAGAACGGAGGAGTATTTAAGCATACAAGCGAAAACGCAGAAACAGTATCTAAAAGTGAAGTAGACTACTTAGTAAACAAAGCAAGAAATACAGCAGAGTATTATACTCAAAGGTTTTTAGATTACATAAACAACAACAGTAGTTTGTTTCCTGAGTACAATCAGAATCAAGGAGGCGATGTATTTCCTGATAGTGATGGTTTATTTAACGGATGGGTATTGTGAGATACAAACCGAAAGAAAAAAATATAATAAAATTAAAACAGTATTTAAATGGCAAATACAGTAAATTGGGGAAAATCATACAGCGAGAGTTATTGGGGCAACGCAACAACAACTAATAGTTGGGGAGATGATTATATAGTAGAGTATTTGACTTCTGATTTAAACAGGAGAGTGCAGATATACGAGAACAACACAATGACTAATCAACTATTAGAGAATATACAATGAGTTTACTACAAAAAGCATCCATAATAACCACACCTACAGCTTATGCTGAGGACTACTTATATTCTATAAAACCTGCTTATGCTTTAGGCTCAGAGCTTATAATTAATGGTAATTTTGCTAATGGCACTACAAATTGGACTGCTACAAATGCAGTTATTAGTGCTTCAGATTATGTTTTAACTGTAGATGATTCTGCAAACGCAGGGGGAGATTCAAGAGCAACACAATCTTTTACAACAAGAGTTGGTTTTACATATAAAGTAAGATTTAACAGAGTTTCTACTACCTCTACATTCTTTTTAGGTATAGGTGGTGGGACAGGTTATAACAATGTGTTTTATTCAGATTTAGGAACAGATTTAGGTTTTTATGAAAAAACATTTGTAGCAACAAGCACTACTTCAAGAATTGCGTTAATAACAGGAGGAACAGGTATTACTAAGTTTTCAGATGTAAGCGTAAAAGAAATAACAGATGCCGACTTTGACTTTGACAGAAACTCAACAGGAACAAGAGTAAACGAAGATTATCTTATAGAAGATGTGCCTTATAATTTAATAAATTATAGTGAAGATTTTTCTGTTTGGAGTAAAGAAGCTACAGTAACATTAACTGCAAATTATGGTTTAGCCCCTGATGGAACACAGACAGCTACAAGAATGCAAATGGACGCTAACGATAGTATTTTTAGAAGTGTGTCAAGTGGGAACACTTTTAGTGTACACATTAAGGGTGTGGCAGGGGAAACTATTAGGGTTGCAAATGGAACAACAATAACACATACTTTAACAGGAAGATGGGATAGAGTTTCCGTACACGATTCAGGAGATAGTTCAACCCAAGTAACTCTTAATACATATTCTTCAGCAACAGCAAGAGATATAGAAATTTGGGGTGCGCAAGTAGTAAAAGGCGACCAACCAAAAGAATATCTAAAAACAACAGACAGATTAGACATACCAAGAATAGATTACACAAACGGAGAGCCGAGTATCTTGCTTGAGCCAAGCAGAACAAATTTGATTGCTAATAACAGTACAGCTAATGGTATAGGTAGCGCAACTGTTACAAATAACTATGGTATTAGTCCTGAGGGTTTACAAAATTCAATTAGAGTAGTAACTACAGGAGCAGGTAATAACTCAGGTGTTCTATATAGCGTTGCTAATACAAGCACAACAGACACTTTTACTTACAGTATTTACGTAAAAGGGGAAAAAGGTAAAACAATACACATAAGATTTGAAACAACTCCTTATAGCTTACAATCACAAGAACTTTTTCTATTAGATGGCACTTGGCAAAAATTTACTAAAACAATAGATTATACAGGCGCACCAACACACACCCTAAAACAATTTTATTTAACAAGCATATCAAGTGCGACTGCTACTGACTTTCAAGTTTATGGCGCACAAGCAGAAGTAGGAAGCTATAGTACAAGCCTAATACACACCTCAGGAACTGCAGTTACTCGTAGTGCAGATTTAGCAAACAATGCAGGAAACAGCGACTTAATTAACTCTACAGAGGGAGTGCTTTATACCGAAATTAAACCTGTAAAAGATACAGATTTTGAACTAATTTCTTTAAATGATGGCACAACACAAAATGTAGTAACAATAGGCACACGTAATAATGTTACAGAATTATTTATTGGTTATAGAGTAGCAAATAGTTATCAAGCATTGTTTCAGCCTAATGCAAATCATAATGAATTTCAAAAAATTGCATTATCATACAAAGCCAATGAATTTAAAGCATATATAAATGGAACACAAGTTGGCATAGATACATTTGGAAGCGTTTTATCAGCTAATACTTTAAAACATTTGTCTTTTAATTTGGACAATGCAAATGCTTTAAGTTTTGCAGGTAATTTGAAAATGGTAGCAGTATTTAAAGAAGCTCTTACTGACTTAGAATTAGAGAAACTAACAGGCTACAACAACCACGAACTATATATGAATTATTACAATAGATTAAGCTATTTAGGTTTAGTAGAAGA